TTTGATATACCAATCGGATGGGAACGAGTTAAAGGAATTGACTACGGGTATGCCTCAGAAAGCGCTTGCATCTGGGGAGCAGTAGACCCAACAGACGGTACTCTGGTAATTTACAGAGAACTATACCGAAAAAATTTAACGGGTGAAGACTTAGCCACCGTGATTACACAGATGGAAGTCGAAGACCCGTATAGTGTTCAAGGCGTATTGGATACCTCGGCTTGGGCAAGAACAGGAACTACGGGGCCAACAGTAGGGGAAACTCTACAACGTGCAGGTCATAAGCTTCGTAGAGCAGATAAGAATCGTGTCCAAGGAAAAATTCAAATTCACGAATATCTTAAAGTACAGCAAAGCGGAAGGCCACGAATACAAATTTTTAATACTTGCCCTAATCTGATACGCGAGCTTCAAGGTCTTCCTCTGGATAAGAACAATCCTGAAGATGTCGATACTCATGCACCTGACCATGCCTATGACGCATTAAGATATTTAATTATGTCAAGGCCAAGATTAGCTGACCCACATAGTCGGTTAAGACATTTACATTTACAACAGGCATATACGCCTTCAGACTCAACATTCGGATACTAATAGGAGAAATATTATGGCAAGTCCAGTAATAGATATAAGGGATTCAGGAAGAAACACAGCCGATCTTGCTTCCGTAAGACTCATGGCTGATAACATGGTTCATTCTTGGACTTCCGTAACAACGGGAACAATTGCTGTTACCGCAGATACAAATACTGATGTTAGCTTTACGCAACCAGCAGATACAATTATTCGTAATCTAATTGCAATTCCAGCAGGTAACATTGTAACCGCAGGTGCTTCAGGCGATGACGTAGACTTTGATTTAGGAACTTCCGCAGGTGGCGGTCAGCTTATTGACCAAAAAGCAATTTTAGATGACGGTGGCAGCGCAGTAACATGGACTGCAAATGCACCTTTGTATATCATTCAAAACTCTCACGGTCATGCTGCTAATGCTTTTGTAGGTACGGGAGTAACAGCAGGTGTCGTAGGTGGGCCAGCAACTTCAGAAGCTATTGTAATTGCAGCTACGCTATACTCTGCGGCTGCTCGAACACTACACGCTCGCCTAACGCCTTTGGCTAATAACTTAGGAACTGCTGCAACAACCGTAACTTACTTAGTGCAGTTTTTGCATTTAGGTGCTTTACCTAGTGATGGAATTGTGTATAACGTCTAATGAATGAAGAGAATACTCTAACTGCCAACGAGATTTATTTTCAGGAAGTTGAAGATGAACACGGTAAGACGCTCAATCTTGACGAGTCCTTGCGTGTTAGTCTTGTTGGTTTGCTTATGGATAGGTATGCTTCGGCACAGTCTGCAAGAGATCAAGACGAGACTCGCTGGCTAACTGCTTACCATAACTATCGTGGGCTATACGGAAAACATATACGTTTCCGTGAATCTGAAAAGTCTAGAGTATTTGTTAAGGTAACAAAAACGAAAGTTTTGGCTGCATTTGGACAACTAGTCGATGTAGTTTTTGGTGGAAATAAGTTTCCTATTGGTGTATCCGAAACCAATGTTCCAGAGGGGATTGAAGAACACGCACACTTTAATCCTTCTCTGGAAACTACTCCACCACAGATGTCGGAAGAAGAAGAACCAACGGAGGAACTAGATAACCCATTTGATGTGGGATATGAAGGGGATGGCCGTGTACTAAAACCCGGAGCAACTTACGGCTCAGGTAAATTTGAAGTAGTACGCCCTGAAAAAAAATTAAATATGACAGAAGGGCTAAGTCCTATTCCAGAAGCCTTAGAAGTAAACCCTGCTCAACAAGCAGCAAGGAGGATGGAAAAGTTAATTCATGATCAAATTGAAGAATCCAATGGCTCTAGTGAGCTACGGTCGGCACTTTTTGAATGTTCTCTGTTCGGTACAGGAATCATTAAGGGGCCATTTAACTTCAATAAAACACTTAATAGATGGGCTGAAGACTCCGAAGGTAGTAGAACATATACACCTATTAATGTACGTGTTCCTCGTATTGAGTTTGTATCCATTTGGGATTTTTTCGCTGATCCTAACGCTACAACTATGGACGAAGCAGAATATATCTTTCACCGACATCGTTTAAACAGAAGCCAGTTAAGAGCTTTGGGAAAGATGCCTTACTTTGATAGAGATGCTATTCGCGAATGTTTGAACATGGGGCCAAATTATATAGAGCAAGACTACGAGCATGAGCTTCGTGATGAAGATGGCGCAATGGACTATGGTTTAGGACAATACGAGGTTTTAGAATATTGGGGTGTAATGGATGCAGAGTATGCCCGTGAAGTTGGAATGGAGCTTCCAGAAGATGTAGACGATTTAGATGAAGTACAAATCAATGCGTGGATATCTAACGGTAAACTGTTACGAGCAGTTGTCAATCCGTTTACACCATTTAGAGTACCCTATCAAGCGTTTCCTTACGAAAAGAATCCTTATAGTTTCTTTGGTATTGGTGTAGCAGAAAACATGGATGACTCGCAACAGATAATGAATGGACACGCGAGAATGGCTATCGACAACCTAGCACTCTCAGGTTCATTAGTATTTGATGTAGATGAGACTGCTTTGGTAGGTGGTCAAAGTATGGAAGTATATCCCGGAAAAGTATTCAAAAGACAAGCTGGAGTTCCCGGAACTGCAATAAACGGATTAAAGTTTCCGAATACATCCACAGAAAACATGATGATGTTTGATAAGTTTCGACAGCTTGCAGATGAACAAACAGGTATTCCAAGTTACTCGCATGGTCAAACAGGCGTACAAAGCATGACAAGAACGGCCTCTGGTATGTCCATGTTATTGGGTGCAGCGTCACTTAACATAAAGACAGTAATAAAAAACTTGGATGATTTTTTATTAAAGCCTTTAGGCGAATCGTACTTTCAATGGAATATGCAGTTTCTTGAAAAACAATTAGGCGTAGACGGAGATTTAGAAATAAAAGCAACAGGTACAAATAGTTTAATGCAGAAAGAAGTACGGTCACAAAGACTCACTATGTTTTTGCAAACAGTACAAAATCCTGCGGTTGCTCCGTTTATAAAGATGAACAAATTAATTTCTGAGTTAGCGTATAGCCTAGACTTAGACCCAGATGAACTCATGAATGATCCAGAAGAAGCTGCGATCATGGCACAAATTATAGGTATGCAAAATGGACAAACAACTGGCGAAGAAACTCCTACCCCTGATCAACAACAAGGAGGCATGGGAAGCCCTCAAGCTGTACCTCCACAACCGCAAGACCTTGGAGCAACAGGTACTGGCGGTGGCAACATCGGAACTGGAGTTGTTCCGCAGTCAGGGGAAGCTGAGTTCTCTGGTACTCCTAGAGCAGCTCAAGGATAATGTTATTTCGACACTTAATGAAAAAGAGATGTAATATATGAAAAAACCAGCGCGAAAAAATAAAAAAACACGCAATCGAAATAAATCTTCTATATTATCTCCTACCGATAGAGAGCAGTTTGGCGTAGGAAGCAAAGTAGTTGATGCAGGTTTATTATTAAAAAATGTTATTTCAGATGCACTTACAAAAAGTAATAAACAATTAGAAAAAGCGCTACCTAGAGACATAGGCGCTATATACAAAGAATCAGAAAATTTAGCGGCTGAAGGTTTAAAGGGAAAAAAATTACACGAAACAACTCTTGAAAATGTATATGGGTCAGATTGGAAAAATAATTCTCCTTATACAGATAAGCACGTAGGAGACATACGTAAAATTGAAGCGAAACGAAGAGGTGGTGGTAAAACAATTCCTGATGATGCTCCACTAGCGGCTAGGGCTGCTGATGAAATCAGACAAATGTATAGAGCTGTTACTACAGAAGGCACAGTTGGTCAGAATATAAGGGCAGAGGGGTTTGGAGAAGGGCTACCTGTAGATAGAGAGTCACGAAAAAAAGCTTTTAAAATGTTAGGTTTAGGAACTGCTGGAGGAATTGCTGGAACTGTTGGTACATATGAAACTAAAGAAATGGCTGATAAAGTCATAGCAAATTTAAAAGCCTCTGGAATAGATCTAGAAGAAGCTACACCTGATCAAATTAGTGAAGCCGAAACACAAGCAATGACAGCAACTGCTGGAGTAAGCGATAAAGCTGCACAAGATAGAGCAGAACAAGATAGATTATTTAGTGAAGCTTTTTCGGCTGGAGCAGCAGAGTTTGTACATAATGGAAAAATATATGCTGTTCAATTTAAAGAACAAAACATTACTCCAAAAAAAGATAGTAAAGGTCGTATATTTAGATATATTCCAGAGCTTGAAAGAGCGCTTCCTGTTGACCCTGAAACTAATGAAGCTATTTTTGAAGCTTCAGATCCAATGCCAAGAGATGAAAAGAATGAAGGTGGAGCAATGAAAATTCCACCAGAGTTAACCGCCGAAGCTCCAATGGAAGATGTACCTGTAGATACTTATCCAAACGCTACGCCAGAAGAGATAGAAGCAGCAGACCAAAGACCTGATGCTGAAATGGAAGATAACTACATGGAGTTCGTACTGAGCGAATCTCTTAATGAAGAAGAACAAGATTATTTAATGAATACTTTAGAAGCTGATCCACAACTAAGCATGATATTTGACAAGGTTGTAGACACAGCTTCTGAGTTTTCTGGGGCAGGAGAAGTCCAAGGCCCCGGAGATGGTTTATCAGACTCAATACCTGCACGATTGTCAGATGGAGAGTTTGTGATGACCAAAAAAGCAACAGACCAGATCGGAGCCGATAACCTGCAAACAATGATGGATGACGCAGAACGTGCTTTTGATGGTGGTATGATGCGACAACAGCGTCAACGTGGAGGTCTTATGGCTAACACAAACGCTAACACGACTATGACAGGTGGTGTAGACAAAGAGTTAATGGAACTCATGGCTACAAAAGCTAATAAAGCACCCAGTCTTAGTTAATTTAAACCAACGGCTACCTTGACAGGACAAGCCCCATAGATTTTTTCATCGGCCAAAAGAAAGAATTAGTATGGCTACCTTGTAGAGTACAAGCCCCGTAGGAGATATATTATGAGTGAAGTAACCCAAACACAGGAGGAAGAAGCGAATCCGTATAACATGAATAAACCTTGGCATACACCAGACGGTGAAAAGGTAAATACTGCGGATCAATTGTTTTTTGAAAAACCTAAGAAGGCTACCCAGAATACGGCCCCTGAAGAGGAAGGAGAAGAAGAAAAGACTCCCAAAAAACGAACTAATTATAAAAAGAGATACGATGATCTCAAACGTCATTATGATGATAAACTTTCTGAATTTAAACAGAGGGAGCAGGAGTTGCTGGCAACCGCCAGACCCCAATACCAAGCCCCTAAAACTCAAGAAGACATAGAAAAGTTCAAGGAAGAATATCCTGATCTGTATGACACAGTAGAGACTGTCGCACACTTACGAAGTTCTGAACAAGTAGGACAGATTGAAGAACAGCTTAGTGCAATAAGAGAGCGTGAAGCGCGTATCTTACAACGTGAAGCTGAAGCTGATATACTTGCAAAACATCCAGACTTTCCTGAACTCAGGAACTCTGAAGAATTTCATGGGTGGGCTGAAGCGCAACCAGAGCAAATACAAGAATGGATATATAAAAATCCAGACAATGCTCAGTTAGCGTCAAAGGCTATTGATCTTTTTAAAGCTGAGAATGGTTACAAAACTCAAACTAAATCACAGTCTAAACCTAAAGGTTCAGCAGCAGATATGGTGTCTACCAAGACAACTACTATAGATGCTAAACAACCTAAGATTTGGACTGAAGGGGAAATCGCTGCGATGTCTCTTGATAAGTTTGATAAGTATGAAAATGAAATACGAGAAGCTATATCAGAAGGCAGAGTAGTAAAAGGTTAATTACTCACTAGGAGGATATAAAAATGGCTAGTAATACTTCAGACCAATTTTTTGAGCCAAGTACGGATACCAATGCTAACTTTGGTAACTCTGTAAGTGGCCAAACTAATTCATTCTTTTTACCAAAGGTTTATTCCAAGCAGGTTCTAAACTTTTTTCGTAAGGCTTCTGTAGCCGAAGCGATCACTAACACGGACTATGCTGGTGAAATTGCAAACTTTGGTGATAGCGTAAGAATTATCAAAGAACCCGAAATCACTGTGGATCAGTATGAAAGAGGAGGCACTGTCTCAGCAACTAAGTTAACTGACTCAGAAGTAACTTTGGTTGTTGATATAGCAAACGCATTTAAGTTTATCGTTGATGACATTGAAACTCAAATGTCCCACGTTAACTTTCGTGACGTAGCAACCTCTTCAGCCGCTTACGCATTGCGTGATGCTTTTGATGCAGGTGTAATTATTTCTATGTTTTCTGGAGTTTCCAGCTCAAGCCCAGATCATGTAATGGGATCAGACAATGCGACTGACCTTGCTTCTGGTACGTTTGACGGAACAGGTAACTTAGACATAGGTTTTGGTTCTAACGAACATGACCCAATTGATGTCATGGCAAAAATGGCTCGACTGCTTGATGAACAAAACGTACCCGAAGAAGGACGTTGGTTCTTAGCAAGTCCTGACTTTTATGAAGTGCTTTCTCAAAGTGCCTCTAAGCTTTTGTCAGTAGACTACAATGCTGGTCAAGGTTCAATTCGTAACGGACTAGTATCTTCTGGTAAGTTGCGTGGATTTAATATGTATAAAACCAACAATATAGCAGACACTAGCAACGCTGCTGGTAAGTGTATTGCTGGACATATTTCTTCTACTGCTACTGCTCAGACGATTACTAGCACTGAGGTTCTCCGTGACCCTGATAGCTTTGGAGACATAGTACGTGGACTACACGTTTATGGCGCTAAAGTTCTGCGAGGCGAAGCACTCGTTTCAGCGTTCTACGGAATTGACTAATATGGTAAGGGGGCTTAACCGCCCCCAAACCTTTTTGGAGATTTTTGTATGCCACAACTAGGATCAGACGAAAAACCAATTGTCATGCACACAGGAACGATTGTCAGTAAAGAAAGTCGTTACCGTAAAGGGTTTGACAAGAAAAAATATGATGAGAATTACGACCGCATTTTTCGTAAAAACAAAAAAGATGCACAAGCAGACACCGAAAGGGTCTAAACATTTACCGAAAGGAAATAGGAGATATACTATGAATACACTCGCTTTATCTGATTTCAACAATTTTTTAGTAGGCTTTGACCGTTTACAAAGAAACTTTATGAATGGTTACAGCCAAGTAGAATACCCAAGATTTAATCTTGTTAAGATTGACGATGATGAATATAAAATCGAAGTAGCTTTAGCAGGTTGGAATAAAAAAGACATTGAAGTCGTTCATTCCAGAACAGATGCTAAACTAACAATCAAAGGCAAGAAACAATCGTCTGACGAAAAAGATTCCTACTTACATAAAGGAATCAGTGGCAAGTCTTTTATACGTGACTTTGCACTTGCAGAACACGTTGTTGTAGAAAATGCTGAGTTTACTGATGGGCTTCTAACGGTACTTCTTAAAGTGAAGATACCAGAAGAACAACAGCCAACTTCAATTACAATAAATTAGAGGATACTTAAATGTTAATAATGTCTATGATGGAAGAACCAAAACCTGAAGAAACTAAACAGGTTAAAGAAGGTATTGAAAACTACCAAAGCATACATGAATTAGAAAACAAATTTTACAATGCTGGTAAAGCCCAAGGTTCTAAGTTTAGTATGGAACAACGTATTAAAACTTCTTACTAATGGCAACCACTTATCTTCAATTAACGAATGAATTGTTAAGGGAGTTCAACGAAGTTGAATTAACCTCCTCTAACTTTTCTTCGTCTGTGGGTGTTCAAACTCATATTAAAGATTTAGTTAATCGTGCTTATCTTGATATGGTTAATGAAGAACCGCAATGGCCTTTTTTAGCTGTAGGAGAATCAGGTTCTACTGACCCTATGTACGGTAATGTTTACGTAGAAACTACCGCAGGTACACGCTGGTATGAATTAAAAGCTGCTTCAAGTAGCATTGTAGATGACTATAGCTATGTAGATTGGGATAATTTTTTACTAACGACAGTAGGTGTAAGCGGTGAAAGCGCACCTTATACAGTGCGTAACTTACGGTTTACAAGTATTGAAGAGTGGAAAGATTACTTTAGAGTAGCGCAAAACAAAGATGACGCTGAGGACGCAGAGGGCGGTACACCTGACAGAGTAATTAAAAGTCCTGACAATCGAAAGTTTGGATTATCTCCAATACCTGATCAAGTATATCGTATTTATTATTATGCGTATAACTTACCTACAGAACTTTCTGCACACGGAGATGCTATAGTTTTTCCAGACCTATATGTTCCTGTGTTAATAAATCGTGCAAGATACTATATGCACCAGTTTAAAGACAACAACCAAGGCGCTGCGTTTGCACTCGAAGACTACAAGCGTGGCTTAAAAACTATGAAGCTGCACCTAATGGAGCCAACACCTAACTATGTTAAAGATGATCGTATAAGGTTTATGTAATGCCAAGCCAACCATACGCTATACCATTAGTAGGAGGACTTAATACAAACGTCAATCAATTTCAATTATTGGCACAGCCCGGATTTGCCCGTGACCTAGAAAACTTTGAAGTAGACATAGACGGTGGCTATAGAAGAATAAACGGTTTCTCAGCTTATGGTGGTAGCGATGCAGCAAGACCAAATAGCACTAATGCTATTACAGGTCTTTTTATTTATGCAGGTGGTGTAATTGCTGCAAGCGGAACAAACATTTATTTTACGACAGATGGCGAAACATGGTTACTAATGAACCGTAGTAGTGTAGATGCAGGTGGAGATAACTTCAGTACCTTTTCAGGACGTTCTACAAACACTAGGACAAATCAAGGGCAAGTAAACTTTGCACTGTACGAAGGTACTACAGAACATGGTGAACTTCTTATTACTGATGAAAGTGGAAGCTCTAAACCACTCTACATTAAAATTACAGGTACAGGCGCATTAAGTAACCGTACATTTTTTGTCAAAGATGTTACTATATCAGGTAGCCTTACTGCAAAGGTATGTACTATACACGATAAACATTTGGTCGTAGCAGGAGATACAACTAATCCTAATACAGTTTATTATTCTGGTACAAATGACATCGATGATTTTTCATCAACAGGTTCTGGTAGTATTGTAATTGAAGATAAGATTGTAGGATTAAAATCTTTTCGTGATGACTTAATTATATTTTGTTTAAACAGTATACACAAATTACAAAATATAAATAACTCTTCAACGGTTGCAGTAACACCTATTACCGAAAACATAGGGTGTCTTGCAAACGGAAGCATACAGGAAATTGGTAGTGACTTAGTATTTTTAAGTCCTGATGGAGTACGTACTCTTGCAGCTACAGCACGTATTGACGATATTGAATTAAGTTCCGTAAGCAGAGCAATACAACCTATAATTAGAGATGCCGTAACAAACATGGCAAACAATATTTTTACAAGCTGTGTTATACGAAATAAATCACAGTACAGATTATTTTACACAACAACTTCTCAATCTCCTTCTACATCAAAAGGTATTATAGGTACAATAAGAGACAAAGGATTTGAGTGGTCAGAAACCATAGGTATCCAAGCAAGAGCAATAGTTTCTGGTTTTGATACTGATAACAACGAACAATTTTATCATGGCGATAACGATGGATATGTTTACCTTCACGACACTGGAAATTCTTTTGTACACGATGGAACAGCAGCTAACATCCAAGCCACTTATCAGTCCCCTGATTTTGACTTTGGAGATTACGGGACTCGCAAAACAATTAATTATGTAAAAATATCTTTTTCTCCTGAAGGTACGTGTGCGCCTAAACTTAGAGTTCGATACGATTACGAGGATACAGATATACCACAACCAGCCGATTATTCTCCAAGTGTAAGAGTACCAGCAGTATTTGGAACTGCCACATTTAATTCGGCAGTATTTGGAGGAACAAAAGACCCAATGATACGACAAGCAGTACAAGGTACTGGAAACACAACAAGTTTTAGGATACGGTCAACAGACACAAACCCTCCGTATGCTATAAATGGTTTGTACATAGATTACACACCACTTAATAGGAGATAGTTTAAATGGTAGCTTATACACGACAAAGTACAATTACAGATGGAGATACAATTACTGCTGCGTTATTTAACAACGAATATAATCAGTTACTATCTGCATTTTCTTACGCTTCTTCAGGTACTACAGGACACAAGCACGATGGAACGGCTGGAGAAGGTGGACACGTTCCACAAATAGGCGATCAAGACTTTCTTAATAAAATAGTTACGGACAGCACCAACAACCGCTTTGGTATTTTTGTACAAGTATCTTCAAGCGCAGTAGAGCAAATACGAATACAAGATGGTGCAATTGTACCTGTAACAGATAACGACATAGACTTAGGAACAAGCTCAGTAGAATTTAAAGATGCGTACTTTGATGGTACAGTAACTACCGATGCGCTGGTAGCGGATACTGCCGACATTAATGGTGGTACAGTAGACGGTGCTACGATTGGTGCAAGTTCAGCTACTACTATTGTAGGAACTACTATAACTGCAAATACCGCATTTGTACCTGACGCTTCAGACGGAGCTGCACTAGGTACAAGCTCTTTAGAATTTAGTGATCTTTTTCTTGCAGATGCCGCAGTTATAAATTTTGGTGATGACCAAGACGTAACACTTACACACGTAGCTGACACCGGGTTGCTTTTAAATAGCACCATGCAACTACAATTTAATGACTCATCACAATACATAAACGCACCTTCTGCTACTGTACTAGATATAAACGCAACTGACGAAATAGAACTTAATGCTACGCTTGTAGATGTAAATGCTAATTTAGATATTAGTGGCACATATACAGGCGCAGGTCTTATGACTACTGGCGGTAACATTGTTATTCCTAACGATGGTAATATTGGTTCTGTAGGAGATACTGATGCTATAGCAATTTCTTCAGGTGGTGTTGTAACGTTTTCTCAAAATGTTACGGTAACTGGAGACTTAACCATTTCAGGAGATGACCTGACAATGGGTACAAATACTTCTGGGATGTTACTTATTGCAGATGGAACTAACTTTAATCCTACGGCAGTTACTTCATTATCAGAAATATCTACAGTAGCAAATGATGATGTATTTCTTGCTATTGATACTTCGGGTGGTGGTCTAAAGAAAATTGCAAGGTCTGCGGTTGTATCTGGTTTAGCAACCTCCTCTGCAATATCTAACGTAGTAGAAGATACTTCTCCGCAACTTGGAGGTAATCTAGATACTAACTCACAAAATATTTTAATAGATGACGCACATTTTATTGCTGATGAAAACGGTAACGAGCAAATTATTTTTCAGACCACAAGCTCTGCCGTAAACCAAATTGATGTAACAAACGCAGCAACAGGTAATGCACCTGAGATTGCTGCAACAGGTGGTGATACTAATGTTAGTTTAAAGTTAACTCCAAAAGGTTCTGGTCAGGTTCTAATTGACGGAAACGTAGGAATTGAAACAGGACTTATAGATTTAAAGAACGGTGGTTCGCAATCTGCGGTAAGACTCTATTGTGAATCTTCTAATGCTCACTACGCAGCTATACAAGCACCAGCGCACTCTGCTTTCTCTGGAAACGTCACGCTTACACTTCCTGCTTCTACAGATACGTTAGCAGGTATTGCAGCGACTCAAACACTTACAAACAAAACTTTAACAACTCCAGTAATTGCTGAAATAGATTCAGGTTCTACTATTACGCTTGACGCAACCACTGATATTGTGTTAGATGCAGATGGCGGAGACATTTTCTTTAAGGACGCTGGTACAACTTTTGGTAGCGCGACCAATACTTCTGGTAATCTTATTATTAAATCAGGAACAACGACAGCTCTTACTTTTAGTGGAGCAAACGTAACTGGCGCAGGAACATATACTGGTGGTGGTACAATGACCACTGGTGGTAATATTGTAATACCCGATGCAGGAAATATAGGAAGTGCAAGTGACACTGATGCGATTGCAATAGGGTCAGATGGCGATGTAACATTAACACAAGATTTAGAATTACAACATGACGGTGCTATATTATCTTTTGGTGCTAATGATGAGATAACACTTACTCATGTACATGATACAGGTTTACTATTAGAAGATTCTGGTGGAACACCAACACTACAATTTCACGATTCAAATGAAGCAGTTTCATCAGATGGTTCAAATTTAAAATTAACATCTGGTGGAACAACATTTACTATACCCTCCTCTGATGGTAGTAGTGGGCAAGCATTAGGAACAAATGGAAGTGGAGTATTATCTTTTGTTAATGTAGCAAGCGCAGCAGATGATTTAACTACTGGTGATGCTGCTGTGACTCTTGCTACGAGTGCAGGAAACATCACCATAGATGCACAGGGTAATGACACTGATATAATTCTTAAAGGTACTGACGGTAGCTCTGATACTACTTTCTTAACTATAGATGGTAGTGATGCTGGAACTGCTTCTTTTAACCACGATGTAAAACTTGCGAATGATGCAGCAGTTTTAGGATTTGGAGCAGACAATGATGTTACTTTAACCCATGTTGCAGATACAGGGTTGTTATTAAACAGCACAATGCAACTACAATTTAACGATGCAAGTCAAAATATAAATGCTCCAAGTGCTACTGTTTTAGACATCAATGCAACAGATGAGATAGAACTTAATGCCACGTTAGCAGATGTAAACGCCAACCTAGATGTCTCAGGTACATACACAGGTGGAGGTACAATGACCACTGGTGGCAATATTGTTATTCCTGATGCTGGCAATATAGGTTCGGCTTCTGATACAGACGCTATGGCTATTGCAAGTACAGGCCAAGTTACTTTCACACAACAACCTAAAGTACCATTCGCACAAAGAAGCTTTATTCGTAATGGAGATATGGCAATAGCCCAAAGAAGCACTCAATCTATTGCGGCTAGTGGTTATGCGTATGGTGCTTGTGATGGTTGGAAAATTTGGATGGGAAGTGCTGCGGCTGTTGATGCAAGTCAAGATGCTGAATCACCTGATGGCTTTAATAATTCTTTAAAATTAGATATTACTACACAAGATGCAAGTTTAGCTGCTGGCGATGCAGCGATGATATCACAGCTTTTTGAAGGATTTGATATGCAGTCGCTTAATAAAGGAGATGCTCAAGCAAAAACATTAACAATATCTTTTTGGGTACGTTCTCCAGTAACAGGAATACATATTCTAGAATGTTATGATTACGATAACAATAGATTTGTTAGTAAATCCTATACAGTCGCATCAGCAGACACATGGGAATATCATAGTTGCACTTTTCCAGCAGATACTAGCGGAGCATTAGATGACGATAACGCTAGGTCTTTCAATATAAATTTTTGGTTACTAGCAGGAAGTAATTACACAGGTGGAGGTTCTTTAAATACAAGTTGGGGGACAACAACAAATAACAGAGCTGTTGGGCAAGTAAATGTGCTGGCAGATGATTCTGACAATTTTTATCTTACTGGCGTTCAGATGGAACTTGGAGAGGTAGCCACTGAATTTCAATACGAATCTTTTAAAGAAAATCTTTCTCGGTGTCAAAGGTATTTTATGGCGTATGGGCCAAGTGGTACAGACGCAACAGATGATTATGTAGTTATTGGTACTGGTTTAGCGGCTGGAACAACATTCTCTTGGATAGAAGTAAACCCTCCGACTCCAATGAGAACTCGGCCATCAGCAACTTTTAATAATGTGTATATATTTGATGGAAATAATAGATTTTTAGGAAGTATTACTTATTTTAGTGGCGAAGACGGTGCAGTCTACAGGTCATTTTCTACTATTTGGATACGAGCAGTTAATGTAGGTAGTTCTACAGATACCACAGTAGGGCGAGCATCGCAGTTATACACTAATGCAGCTACCGATAGTTATTTTTGGTTAAGTGCAGACTTGTAGGAGGTAATCATGTCAAAATTTACAAATGCAAAATATCAAAACAGCCAAGATCCGTTAGGTAATGTCAAAACCAACACTACTATTTTTGTTCCACGCGGTGCAAGCGGAGCGTTAGTTATACCTTGCGATACTGGAAACGCAGATTATATTGAAATTATGGAAGAAGTAAAAGCGGGAAGAATAACAATAGCTGATGCAGATTAAAGGAGAAAAACTATGCAACCAAAAAGTCAAGGATACTTAAACCCACCTAACGGCCCCGGAAAAATTCAAGGCGGTACAAATGATATTTACCTTCCAGAAAATCCAAAGACGGCTGGAGGTGCTAATACAAACATTTATCTACAGGATGCTCAAGGTACTGGTGGCGGTGCAAATGACATAGCCAATGCAGACCCTGCTGGAGTTGCTGGAGGTGCTAACGATATTTACCTTCCAGAAAATCAAAAGATTGCTGGTGGAGCTAACAAAAATATCTATTTAGCTGACAACAAACCTGTCTAATGGATAACGAAAGCGCTGCTATAGAGGCTCTCAAGAAAATTGCAGAACATGAAAAAGAGTGTGCTGCAAGATGGGGCGAAGCTGCTGTTGAACTTCGAGAGTTAAAAGAAACTACTAAGACTCACGCAAGACGATGGGAGAAACTCGCATGGCTGCTTGTTGCAACGATGTTAAGTTGTGCGCTAACAATAATATTGGGGATAACAAATGTCTAGAAAACGAGCATTAAAGAAAAGAGCAGACTTTCGTAAGGGTGGTTTTGTAGACCGTAAGAAGTTTCAGAGTGGTGGTTTAAGTCCACTATTAGATCCAGCTACTAAAGACGATTATGAGGTTAAAACGGTAGGCGGTAAACCAGCAATAGTACATAAAGAAACTGGCGAATCCGTAACAGGAGTAACTCCAACTGTTACTACTACTCCCGTAGGAGGAAGCCAAGCTACTGTGACAACTCCACAAACTGATGAGTATACTGACGATACTACACCTCAAATTATAGGAGGAACTGATCCAAATACTGGAGGTACAACAACAGTAACTGCTGGAGGAACTACTCCAACATCTCAAGCTACTCCTACATCTCAAGCTACAGGAACAGTGGGTTCAGCTACTACTGACAGAACTTTTGGGCAGCGAACAACTGAAGGAAAACAAGCAGGTGCAGTTACAGTAAATGTTGCTGGTACAGACGATACTATATTAAGTGATGAAGCTGTACAAATATCAGATAGAGAAAGAACAGCAGCTCCAGAAGATGCAACAGCCAATGTAATTGGAGCAGCACAGGTTACTGAAGCAGCACAAGCAACACCGCAAGATAAATTAGAAGCTGCACAAATGACCGCAGCCCAAGCTGAAGACTTAGCAACTACACAAGCTGCACAAGGACAGGTAACGCGAGAAGCGGTTGCAGAAGGCCCAGAGCTTTCTGAAAGAGCTGCTGCTGCTGAACGTGACACAACTCAAGAAACTCAAGCATTAGCCCAAGCTCAAGAACTTGAAGTAGGGCAAGATGCTTTTGTACAGAGAGTGGTAGGCGAAACTACAGATGTAGTACAGACAACGCCAGCAGAAAAACAACAACGTGAAGCAGTTCTTGGTATGGCAGCGCCTTCTGGAGAAGAAGCAAAGATTTTAAATGAATTTGGTTTTGGTGCTTCTAAGAATCGTGTGATACGTGGCACTCAAGCGAAAGAAGCTGCATCGAATAGATTAGTTGCAGAACATGGAATTACAAAATCTGTAGCCGATAGTATTTTAGAAGATGTTGGACAACTTGTAACTGATATTGATGGTGTTCCGCAAGAAGCGCTAGGTGCAGTTGCAGAGCTTCCTACCGAAGCGTTAGTATCTTCTCAAATGGAATCACTTCTTGCAGGTATGGAAGAAGGAAAAACTCCAGCCTTTGCAAGACCTGCGGTTGCTGCGGTAGAAGAGATGTTAGCTCAAAGAGGTCTTTCAGCTTCTTCTGTTGGTCGAGATGCACTGTTTAATGCAATTATACAAAGTGCCTTACCTATAGCGCAAAGCAATGCTCAAGCACTACAGCAACGAGCATCACAGAATTTAAGTAATGAACAGCAAGCACTTATACAAGACCGACAAATTGCATCAGACTTTATGAGTAAGAACGCTGCTTTCACACAGCAAATGGAACTTGCTAATTTAACCAATGATCAACAAATGAGATTAGCAAATCTTTCGGCACAGAATCAAGCAGGTTCAGAAAATCTCAACGCAGCACAGCAAACAGAGTTAGCCGAACTAAACTCTAGGATGCAGAGTAATTTATTACAATCTAAACTTGCTCAAGAAATGGGCGTAGCGCAGTTAAACGTAGACCAACAAAGAGCTATGAACAATGCGTCAATGAACGCTAACATTGATTTTACTAAATTTACTACGGCACAACAAACTGAATTAGCAAACAGTAAGTTTATGCAATCAATGACAATGGCAGACTTTAACGCAAGTCAACAATCTGCAATGCAAAATGCTACGGCTTTAGCTTCTATGGATATGGCTACTGCTGATCAAAATACCAAACTTGCAATTACAAATGCTCAAAACTTTTTACAAATGGATATGAGTAATTTATCTAATACACAACAAGCAACACTACTTGATCAGCAATTACAACAACAAAGATTACTTTCAAATCAAGCGGCTGCTAACGCTGCTTCACAGTTTAATGCTACTTCAGAAAATCAAACCAATCAATTTATGTCTAATCTTGCACAGCAAATGGAAACCTTTAATGCTTCTCAATTAAATGCAATGAAACAATTTAATGCTTCAGAATCAAATCGTACAGAAGCAATAAACGCACAAAATGATTTAGCAGCCGACCAATTTAATAGTCAGGCACAGCAACAGGTAGCAATGTTTGATCAAGAATTAACCTTTAAAAAAGATCAATGGAACGCACAAAATGCTCAAGCTGTAGAACAATCTAATATTGCTTGGAGAAGAAAATCAAATACAATAGATACGGCTGCACAAAATGAAGCAAACAAACTAGCGGCTCAATTTTCTTTTAACATGAGTATGTCAGAACAAAATTTTATGTGGCAAGAAATGCGCGATGAAGCTGCTTTCGCACAGCAAACCTCAGAAAATGTCAAAGAAAGAGCCATGCAAGTTTTAGCTTCTATTTACGGAAATACAGAATTAATGGCAAATACAAAAAATTTTAGTTACGCAAGAGACACGCTCGCGCCAAGACTAGAAAGTTTACTAGCATTATTTTAGGAGTTTATTATGGGATTTTTTAAAAAAATATTTAAGGGTATCGGTAAGGTATTTAAAAAAGTTGGTAAATTTATTAAGAAAAAATTTAGAGCTTTCGGAAAACTTGTAAATAAAGCTGGTATCTTTGGACAAATAGGCATGATGGTTTTATCTATGTACGCAGGGCCAGCGTTGTGGCAAAGCCTTTCACAAAGTTTTATTGGAAAAGCAGTTGGCGCAGCTACAAGTAAACTTACAGGGGTGTTGAGTACAGCAGGGCAAAAGTTAGCCTCAAATAAATTTGGAAAAATTATATTAGAAGGAGCAAAACGAATTACTGATGCCGCTACTTCAGCTAAACGAATGACCATAGATCAATTAGGTTCTCTTGCAAACGGAGCTACAAATATGGTTAAATCAACTATGAGAGCTGCTGGAGAAAGGTTAGGTTTTACTGTTGGTAGTGCGGCCCCTCAAGCTGGCGCAGCAATTACGCCAGAACTTACAAGTGTTACTTATACACCCGGAAGTGGTGGAGCAACGGCTGGAAGTGGAGTAACGGCTAAAGCTTCAGGAGCAGTTACAAAAGCCGCAGGAGGAGAAGGACTTGGAGCAACCGCAAAAGCTATTGCAGATAATACAACAGAACAAATGGCAGCTAATTTTTGGGAAGGTGCAGAGCTTGGAAAAAGAAGCATAACAGGCACAGGGTTTAAAACTTTTACACCTCTACAACAAAAAGAAGGTTTTGAAGCAGTTTTATCAGGAGACATTAAAGGTCAAACGAAATTTGATCCGACAAGGCAATCTCCTATACAACTTGATACTCGCCCAGAATTACCTGCGCTTGAACGTGCTGATGTTAGAACAGTACTAGACGATGAAATCTATAAGAAATTTCCACCGGGAAGCAGAGATATAGGAATTACTAAAGAATTTGGACAATCAGTAACCGCAGGACAAGGTAAAGCTGTAGATCAAATATATTCAGATATGGGTGTACCAAGACCAACTCTAGCAGGAACTGAAGGTGCTAAATTTATGGAATCTTCTTATGATGTAAGACAAGCTTTTAAAGACGCAGAAGCCGCTACAGATTATAGTTTATTCCAACCACGAACAACAAGTGCTTTATCAAAGGCGCAAAAGAATTTTATGATGGATACTTCTAAATTAGATTTAGGAGAATTTGGAAGGCAAACAAGTTTTGATCCAGAACGACAATCTCCAATAGCTATGGTTCAACAAGGATCTTTAAAATTACCTGACTTTGATACAGTAGGAGAGAGAGCAACTACAACAGCAATACAAACAGGTGTAACTGCCGCAGGTATGGAAACGCCAGAGCTTGTGGCAGAAGGAAAACCTGTTGGGTTTGAAGCAGATACTGCTAGTATTATGCAACAAACATATGGTCAAGTAGGCGTAGGTCAGCCAGTTAGTGATTTTTCACCAGAAACCATAAGTTTTGTAAATAACCATACAGCGCCCGTTTCAGATTGGAGTAGCAACGCATACAATAATTGGTTAGTTGGGGCTGCACAAGATCAAAATTTTAGTTATGCTACTAGCTAAGGAATTATAATTATGGTAGATTTAACAAATGATGAACTAAGAGAATTTGGGATGCGAACAGCAAGGCCCATTCCCGGCCAGTCGCTAACAGAAAATCCTGAAACTCCTTGGCCTTGGGAAACACCGCCAGAGTTTACAACAAAGGACGATGCGCTTGTGCATTTTTTAGAGTTGTTTCAACAACCAGAAAGGTATCAAGCAATTATAGAAAGCCTTGAAGAAGGTGTACCTGTAATGGATTTAGTTGAGTTGTTTCTTACACAAAGTTTTCAGGAAGGCGAAATAAATCCAGACCTTATGTTAATGTTAGCAGAACCTTTAGCGTTTATGATTATGGCTTTAGGAGAAAAAGCTGGTGTAGAAGATATAAATGTTTCAGAAGATCCTGATGATCCCGATGAGGATGATGAAGACGAAGACGAACAGTTCTCTAAATTTAGAGATATAATTAGTACAATAAAAAAACCACAAGATGATGAAGATTTTAAAATTAAAGAAAAAGTAGATGAAGCAATAGAACAAAACGAACTTCCTTCTTTGATGGCAAAACCTGAACCGTCTTTATTGGCTAAAGGAGAATCATAATGACAACTTCTTTATTTGCAAGAGATTTAGGAAGTTCTTACAGAAAAGCACAAAAAAGAGCAAAAGGAGATAGCTTTGGTAAGCAGCTTGCAAAAGGTATTGCTACTGGATTAGTTACTGGTTTGACAACTGAATTAGGTAAGCAAATCATAGGTAATCCTGCTCAGGCTATGGCAGAAGCAGCAAAAGCTAAAGAAACAAATTTTCTTGAGACAAAAGAATTGCGTGATATGAAGCTAGTAAATGATTCTGTAAATACTACGATGACAACATTAGCAGGTATTGAAGATAAAGTTAATCAAAACCTTATAACAAGGGAAGAGGGTATAGCAACATCTCCTTTAGTTACTGGGCCTCTTTTTAAACGTCTAGAAAAAGAAATGACTAAAGAAGGTTATAACTTCGCTGCGCTTACTGAGGCACAAAAATTAGCTATATTAAGACCAGAAAGAAATGAGCTGGCTAAGATGATAAAACCTACTTATGATGAATTATTAGAATTAGGTCAAAATGTAAGAAGTCCAGCAGCCCATAAACAATTTAAACTAAACGCATATACCAGCCAAAAAGGTATGATTAATGGAATTAAAAATTATGCAAATGAAAAAATTAGAGGAATAAATTCTATTGATCAATCCATACAAAATTTACAACAAGATGAAATGTATCAAAATAGTGTAGCATTTAAAACGGCTTTTCAAAATTATACTACTGATAAAAATGTAAATGATTTGTTAAGTAAGGTTGCACAGATTGATGTAAAAGAAAGAATTAAAAACACTCCGGGACTTGAAATAAAAAAAATAGAAAAAATGTACTCTACAATTTCTGGTACAACATATCCTGTTAACAAAATAACAGTGGAAAATAAAGCATTAGGTACAACAACCGTAGAAACAACAGTAGATGAAGCAAGAGCTATTTCAAGTTTTGACAATAAACAAATTTTAAAAGATTCAGAAAAACCTTCAGCTATAATAAAAGCTTTTGGATTTTCAGACCAAGCAGAAAAACAACTGATGCAACGATTATCTAAAGTAACGGCTGTGAATAAAGCAACAGATAAGCCAGAGGTTTATGATTATAATAATCCCCAGTTTTATTATGGTGACGATGGAATAGCTGCGTATCAAGAAACTATAAATGTTATTCAATCCTTTGGAGTAAACCCTGCAAATAGGAAAGATATTAACGAATTAAAGGCAAAATATTTAAACGATCATTTACAAAATCAATATAGACATACTGCTGTTTGGAATCAAATAGCTCCTTTATTTGTAAAAGCACCACCTAAAGAAAATAAAGAAGCGTACGCAGAATGGGCAACGAAAACTAAAAAGGCAAACGAAGCACAAGTAGCATTGAATAACGCTTTTCAAATTAATAATGATTTATTAGTAGGTATTGAACTAGGCGCAATTGGATTAATTGATGCTCCATCTACTATTGAAATTCCAGATAATGACGGAAATATGATGGAATATGATATAACAACAAAACGAGCTGCGCCTGTAGGTACTGCAACTTTTGTTGGACTTGATGACAAGGGACAAGAAATGTTTACGCCTATACCGGGTATAAGCGCAGAAGCATGGAAAGACTCGTTAAACACCTATAGAAAATTCAACTTAGATGATTTGGTGGGTATGAATAAGGAGTATTATAATCAAATCTCTCGCGTTATAGCGGAACCTCGATAAATGAATCCCGTAGGTTACACAAAAGATTCTGACGGTAACTATATTAGTAAATCTATTTTTGATCCAAAAGTAGATAAATATGTAACTGTTGAGTTAACTGATCTTGAGCGTCAACAATTATCCCAAGGTTCTGCGTTTGAAAATGTAGATTCAGAGGCCGCGCTTACTGATCAAGCAGAAAAGAAACAACTAGAAGAACCTTCTATATACACAGACTTAAAACGTATAGGATTAAATGTTGCAGATGCTCCATTTAGATTAGCTAGTGACTTTATAGTTGGCCCTGCTTTTAAATTAGCAGGTGATACAGAATATGATTTTTCTGCAAGACAAGCTGCAAAAGACCGCAGAGAAGCTACAGTTAAATTTTTTGGAGATAAAACACCTTCTGATGTAGTAGACCCCGATAGCGGTGCAATTAAAGCTCCTGAAACTTTGACTGGAAAAGGTTTAAATATTGGTACATATCTTGTTGGAGGCGTAGGAGTTTTTAAAGCTCTTGATAAAGTTTCTGAATTTAAAAAACTAGGAATCTTTAAAAAAGGTATGATATCAGGTGCAGGAATTACACAAATTTTAGATGACCCTGACGTAAATTTAGCTAACGTACTATCTGAAGTTTCTGAAAATCCTGTAGTACAATATTTAGCTGCTGATAAAGAAGATTCTCTATTATTAAATCGTGCAAAGTTAGGTATAACAACTGGCGTTATAGACGCTGCTGTGGGTGGTATTATAGGAGCTTTTGTAAAATATGGTATTCCTGCGTTGGATGTAAAACGACACGCTAAAACACTATTCGGAAAAACTCCAGAGCAATTAGATGAAACCGAAATAGATTCTATAGTTGAAATAAGTTTAAAAGAAACTAAAAAATCTCAAACTGAGAACCCTATAGAAATTATTGAAGCAGTTAAAAGAGCTTCGGTTGACACAGATAAAGGAGTGCAACAAGTTTTAAAGCAAAGTGAAAGATCCTTAACGGGCTTTACAAAATGGATAAAGCAAAGGTATTTTACGGCTAGAGGATTTTTATCAGAAGAAGCTTTTAAAGCTAGAGGAGAAGCTGTATCTGGTCAAATACAAGCTGTAAGTTCTGGAGTACATCACGCAAAAAGATTACAGAAATTTATAGATGACGAGATGCTTGCAACAAAAGACCCTACTTTATCTTCTCGAATTTTACAGCAACTTCAAAATCCTGAACTTAAGGATTTATCAGATAACGATCAAATACAATCTATTGTAGAGTCTGGTTTATCTAAAGATATCGCAGAAGAAATTGTATCTGCACGAAGAAATATAGATAATCTATCGCAATATCTTGTTGATAATAATGTAGCAACAGAGGGTGTTAGAAATGCTGTTATTGAAAACATAGGTACTTACGTAACAAGGTCTTATCGTTTGTTTGAAGATCCTAGCTACGTCCCAAGCAATGACCTTATAGAAGAAACCAAAAAGTTTTTTGTTAGTGGCATGATTAAAAAACGTAAATTGTCTCCTGAAGCTGCAAATCTTCAAGGAGCTGCGCTTGAAAAAGAAGCAGCGCAAATGGTCGATAACATTCTAACAAGAGATGAAACAAGAAATTTAAACGACTACATAACAAAAGTTCGTGCAATTAATAAAAAAGTTTTTGCTAAACGAAAGGATATTGACGCACAAATTAAAAAATTAATGGGTGAAATTGACAGCCCTACAGAAAATATTATTTTAACTATGTCAAAACTTTCAAGCGCAGTAGAAAACCATAAATTTTATGCTCGTCTTAATGAACTAGGCGGTAGTGTTCCAGACAGACCAGAGCTATACAAGCAAGCTATGGATTTATCTAGGTCAGAGTTAAAAAAGGCAGGAAGCGATTTTGCTGACTTAAGAGATTCTTTTGACATTGATGTACCAAAAGGTACGTTATTTAATTTATATGATGGGCGCACAGCTACGCTTATTAAGAGAAATGAAAACAATTCGTTTAGAGTTAATGCAAGAGATAACAAAACAGGTAAAACAGAAGAAATAACAATTCAAATGGATCAAGCAGAAGATGGTTTTATACCGCCTACAAGGTCTGTAAAAATGCTTGCTGATGAAATATATACTAAACAATTAAAAGGTGGTTACACAGCTCCTACATATTTAAAGCCTGAAAAAAGCGCAGTTTTTAATACACGGATTAAAGGTACTAATTCAGAAATTGATGGGTTGTTTACTACGCCAGAACTTGCAAGGTCTATCAACGGACTTGAAGATACGCATATGTTTTGGGGGCTATTTAAAAATGGTGTAAAGGGCAGCGAATCTACCCGTTATCTTGTAGCAGCAAAAGGTTTAAGTCAGCAGATGAAAACGGTTTACGACCATACTACACACCTTCGGAACGCTTTAGGTGGTTATCAGTTTGGTTTGGCAAATGGAATTAATCCGTTAACAGATGGCGCATTTAATTCAAAAGTTTTATGGAATGAAATTTTTCAAGGAAATAATAAACAATTTGATACTTACTATGAAAAACTTCAAGGAATGGGTGTAATAAATACTTCTGTAAGAGCAAGAGAAGCCAGAGCTATGATGGAAATTGCTTCAGAAGGAAAATTATATCCGACAGAATTAGCAGACAAATTAGGAAAGCTTGCAGAAAATTATAAAATAAGTAGGTTTGGTAAAGACATACTGATAAACAAACCCGAACAAATCTACATGGGAACCGATGACTTTTTTAAAATGAACGCATTTGCATCAGAACTTTCTTCGTTAAAAAAAATTAAACCTAATGCGCCTCTAAAGCAACTAGAAGAAGAAGCAGCAGAGATTGTTAAAGATACTTTTCCAAATTATAATCGAGTAACTCCGGGAATTAAAGCAATTAGAGAAATGCCATTTGGTAACTTTGTTTCGTTTCCTGCTGAAATTTTACGTACAACTAGACACATTATTACTAAAGGAGTTAAAGAAGCTGTAGAAGGACAACGCACAAATAACACGGAATTACGCAAAAGAGGCTTAATGCGTCTAGGAGGTTTTGGAACTTTAAATGCAGCATGGTTTGGTTCAGGTTATTTAGGCGCAAGGCTTACAGGTTTTACAAAAGACGAAGATCAAGCCCTTCAAACTAATTTAGAAACTTCTTATAATAAACATCACAATAAAATAATTGTTAATATGGGTGGGGATCTTTATGCGATGGCCCCTACGTATATAGATTCCTATGCTATTATGAAAGATATAGCTTTATCATTTCATAGAGAATTAGCAGAAGGTAAATTTAATGGGGATACTTTTTCTACCAGAATGACAGACGCTACGGGAGCTGCGATTGGAGAATTGTTACGACCCTTTGTTAGTGAAGCAATGTTTTCTGAAACAATGGGTGATATTTACAGAGCCTTAAAAGACCCTCAAGGAAGGTCAGGATCTAAAGAAATAATAAAAGATCCTGATAGTAATTGGAGTGTTGTGTGGGGCGCTTTGTCCCATGCAGCCAAAGGTTTTACTCCGGGAGTTTTAACAGATTTAGGAAAAATATCAGAAGCTCTTTTTGAAGAACCCAACGAATTTACAGGACAAAAAAGAAGTAAGGGCGCTACAGCTTTAGAAATGTTATCGGGAGTAAACTTTACTAAATTTGATCCTGCTGATAGATTTGTAGGTCATGTTAAAACCTATAAGCGAACATTACTTCATGAAAGAAAAAGACCTTCGGTTAGATACGGTAAAAAAGACACAGATTATTTTAAAGAATGGACAAAATATACGACTAAAAAATTTGAAGCATCACAAAAACTGTATCGTCACATATTAGCTATGGATACACTTGGTTATAGTTCTATGCAAGTAATGGCGTATTTAAAAGAAGCAGGAATAACTTCTAATAATGAAATTAATGCGCTTTTAAATGGTGACTTTTACGCAGATAAATTATCAGAACAAACTAAAGTTGATATGATGCTACAGTTAAAAGAATCTGGAGAAGAAAATCCTGAAGTTTTAATTACAGATTATTTAAACACGGTAAATCGTTTAGACTTAGCTCCGAAAGGCGAGGCATATAAAGAACTTAACAGAGAGTTATTTAAAAAAATGTCTGCTAAAGAGTTTAGAAAAAACTTTGAAAGGGGCGGCAAGGTAAATGTGCCTGATGCAAAAGAGGAGCCTGATGAACGTATAGATAGAATGACAGGGTTGCCTTATAATATACAAGCAGGAGCATTAGGTATAGATGAAGAAGATCCTGAAAAGCGTTTAATGTCTAATCAAGGTGGCCGTATTTTAACTAAACTTAGGCAACGAAGAGGTTTAGGTGGCGAAGTAGTTAAGTTATTATTTAAAGACGTAATGACTCCAGTAAAGTCTGTCGGTAGGGGCAGTAAAGCTAAAATAGTTTCTGACCCTCAAAAACCAGTTGTTGTTAGAGCAGGAGAAGAAGTATCTGAGGAGTTAGATCCTAGAGTACAAAGAGCAAAAGCAGATGTTGAAGCCCAAAGTGTTGCTCCAGTTCCCGGTTCATTTTCTGATCCTACTCACTCAAGATTTAAAGGTGAAGACTTTAAGAAAGAGTTAGAAGACCAAGGTATTGAAATAGATTTAGACTTTGGTAACTATGTTGTAATGGGAACAAAGGAGGGTTCACCCAAGCCTGTACCAAAAGAAGATGTAACGGATAAAACATTTCAAAACTTATTAATTTCTGCTAGAGCATCAAGAAAAATGACTGAAGGAATTAACAAGCCTTTAGCAAAAGTTAATATATATGATGGAGAAGACTTAACTTTAGAACAAATGAAAAAAAATTACAGAGATGCAACAGGTGAAAAAGCTCCACAACACGTAAAAACAAACCTAGTTCAACCAGAAAAATTTAAAGTTATAATTAATGATAAAGAAAGAAGATTAGATTATCCTATTGTTGCTATTCAAGGCGGCGCAAAAAAAATGAAAGACCTAGGTTTTAAAACAGATCATGGGTACGCTCTTGATGTGCAATTTGTTGGGCCTGTTAGAATGAATAGAATTACTAGCCGAAATAAGGAAGGTAAAGTACCTCAACCAAATTTAAAACCTGAAACAGTGGGGGTAGTAAAAAAGGGAAATATAATAGGTCAAATTAAATATGGTAAAAAGATACATGATCTCTATGATTACTTAGAAGTAGATGCTACGCCAAGTTTAGGAAAAGATGTTACCGTAAAAGAAAAATTTTATAGGGGAGGAAAAGTTTTAAGAGCATTAGCTAATACGAGGAGATAAAAATGCCAGATCCGTTAACAATTACTGCTGCTATTACGCTGGCTGGTAAGGCTGTGAATCAGGTATCTAAGTTAGTTCAAAGTGGTCGAGAGATTGAAGACTGTATGAGTCACATAAGCCGTTGGTTTGAGTGCTGTTCGGATGTAAACAAAGCAAGGGAACGTGCAGAGAATCCTCCGTTCTTTAAAAAGTTAGCCAACGCTAAATCGGTTCAGGCTGAGGCTATGGACGCAGTTATAGCACAGAAAAAAATGCGTGACCAGAGAGCGCAGCTTCGAGAGCTTATCATGTGGCAATGGGGTAAGGACGAGTGGGATAATTTACTGGCACAGGAGAAACAGATACGCGAGAAACGCCAGAAACTTATACACGACCGCATCGTTTTGAAGCAGAAGATATTTGATTTTACTATTGGTATTGTAGGGGTTCTTGCAATACTTGGAATTATTATAGGATTTATTTGGATTATTTCATTAGGAGGGTAGTTATGAGTTTAACATTCCACAGTTCTGCTGCTCAGAAAGTCAAAGAAATTATTCACGAAGACCCTGATGTAAACGATAATATAAACTTAAGAGTCTTTATACAGGGTGGTGGTTGTTCTGGGTTTCAGTATGGCTTTACCTTTGATGACCAGAAAGAAGATGATGAGGCTGTCACAACTGATGGCGTTACGTTAGTTATAGACCCACTAAGTTTACAGTATTTAAACGGTGCAGAAATTGATTACTCAACTGATCATTTCTCATCACAATTTGTAATTCGCAATCCAAATGTACAGACAACTTGTGGATGCGGAAGTTCGTTTGCAGTTTAAA